CCCTTGCCGATCCAGCCCCCCCCGTCATCGACGGCCAGGACATCATCGACGCCGAACTGGCGCGCGACACCCGCGCCGCCCAGCAGCTCGCCATGGAACGCCTCCTCGCCCCCATCCTCACCGCCCTTGCCGACGGCCTGACCCCCGAGGAGATCATGGCCCACATGGATGACTGGTATGGCCAACTCGACGACAGCCTGCTCCAGGAGCTGCTGGAGCGCGGCCTCGCCGCCGCCGACGCCATCGGCCGCCTCGAAGCCCAGGCGGAGGCCCGGGTATGACCACCCCAACCCCGCCCCTCGCCGACCACGAGCGCACCCCCTGCGAGATCTGGTCGCGCGTCATGGGCTACCACCGCCCCGTCTCCTCCTGGAACATCGGCAAGCAACAGGAACACCGCGACCGCCTATTCTTCCGCGAGCCCGCCGCCCCGCCCCCCGCCGCGGGCGAGCAGCCCCCCCGCCGTACGGGCGGGTTTGAAACCCGCCCCTACCCCTGGCCTGCCGATCCGGCCGATGACTAACCGCCTGATGGCGGCTGAAGCCGCCCCTACCGCCTGTCCCGATCCCGCCGCCCGCTCCCCCTGGACCGGCGGGCCGCGCGACGGCAAGGCGCCGTGCCAGGGCTGCCGCCATCTGTTCGTGCGCTACGGTTCCGACAGCTCCAACAGCCCCCGCCCCGTCTGCGGCCAGGGCGTGGAGTACGGCCAACCCGGCTGCGTGCGCGCCCCCCGCCCGGAGTATCGGCATGGCTAGCCCCCTCGCCGCCCTCTTCAAGCTGCGCCCCGACCGCGCGGCGGATTACCTGCTGGCCAAGGGCCTGCGCCTCACCGGCCCCTATTGGGAGCTGGACGGCCCCGCCCATAGCCACCTGTTCACCGTCGCCAACCTGGCCAAGCTCGACGTGCTGGCCGACATCAAGGGCGCCGTGCAGCAGGCCCTCGACAGCGGCGAGACCGAGCGCTGGTTTAAGGAACGCCTGGTCGGCGTCCTGCAACAGAAAGGCTGGTGGGGCCCGAGCGTCAGCGTCGACCCCGACACCCTGGAGGCCAAGATTCTCCAGCAGGGCAGCCTGCGCCGCCTGCAAACCATCTACCGCACCAACCTCCAGACCGCCTACATGGCCGGCCGCCACCGCCAGGCCCTGGAACAGATCGACCGCGCCCCCTGGGCCCAATACCTCGCCATCCGCGACCAGCGCTCCCGCCCCGCCCACGCCGCCCTGCATGGCCAGGTCTTCCGTATCGACTCGCCCGCCTGGTCCGTCATCGCCCCCAGCAACGGCTACAACTCGGTGCTGCCTTGGCAGCGCGTTTCTGGGCGTACCTTCGTTGGGTTAAAAGCCTGGTATACGGGTCCAGCGGTTGAAGTAGTCGGGAAGTCTGGTAGCAGGCTTTCCGTCACGGCGCAACACCCCGTATTGACCGTTTCCGGCTGGGTCGCCGCCGGAGACCTGCGTCAGGGAGACCAGCTTGTTGCCTATCGCGCCGACGGCGGTGGGGGCGCCGTGCCGGCTGACCTGGATAAAAACGACTTGCCACCCACGGTCGAAGAGGTATTCAAGTCGCTCAGCCTTGGCGGACGTTGCTCCATGCCACGCGCCGCGGTGAATCTCTACGGCGACGCGGTATTTCTCCAAGGCGATGTCGATGTTGTAACTTCCGACCGCCAACTGCTGCGTCACTTCGACGCCGTTCGCCACGAGTTCCTGGAAAAAATCAGCCTCCATGGCGCCGACCAGGCAGAGATTCATTTGCCTAGCGATGGCGCGCTGGTTCAGGTGCTCGGCGGTCAGTGTGACGGCAGCGCTAGCCTTGGCCGCCCACGATCTTTGGGCGTCAGGGCCGAACCGATTTACGATTGTCAAGTTCCTGTCGATGGAGACGCCGGACTCTCGCAGCTGGCGGGCGATGCGCTTGGAGCATGCGCCGAATCGCCGAGCGATCTCCTTGACCCCGATGCCGGACTGGTACAGGGTAACCGCCTCCGGTGGCAGGCTGCGTTTGAGATGAGTCATATCCCGCGCGGCGAGCTTGGGTCCGGCCAATTTGTGGGCTTCCGCCATGGTGCGCTTGGGCACTCCCCGCTGGCGGATGTGTTTATCGGCGGTCTTGATGTTAACCCCAGCGCGCATCGCGACATCATGGAGACTCAGGCCGGACTGATAGAGTTCGACGAGGTTGTCGATCTGCGAAGATTCGAGTACGCGGGCCATGTTTATGATCTCGAAACGGCAACAGGCTGCATTATAGCGTTTGGCGGCATTAAGACAAACCACCCCATAATCAGCAACTGCCGCTGCCGCGCCCGCTACCTCTCCGACCGCGAACTCGCCAACCGGGGCCTCAAGCCCGCCGAGGATGTGCGCATCCTCGAACGCGAGCCCCCCGGCAACCGCCCCGTCGACCCCCTCACCGGCGAAACCCCCGCCCGCTGGCTCCAGCGCGGCGTCTCCATCCCCGACCCCCTCAAGCCCGGCGAACGCCTGACCCTGTGGGCCGATCCTAATTGGGACCACATCCCCGGCAGCAACGGCGCCGAGCGCCTGCTGGTCGACCAGGTCATGGCCAAGGCCACCCTCCTGAGCAACGGCATCAAGGAAGCGGTCCAGGCGGAGCTTAGGCGGAACGGCGCCGGCGTGGCGGGCGTTCGCGCTTTAACCGATTCCCTGCGCCAGTTTGCGATTGGGTCGAAAGGCACCCTTAGCGAACGTATTGCCATTTTAGACGCAAAAACAGGCGATTTACTGGCCGACTACGCACAGGAGCTGGAGCTTGACGCTAGCGGAGACATGAGCACATGGGCTCACAAGCTTAAGCAGGGATCTGGCTTTTCCAATGCCGATATGTTCGACGCTGACGGGAACATGCGCGCAAACAACAGCGTGCTGCACATGCACACCCACCCGGTGGACCATACTTTCAGCGACGGTGACTGGCGCGTGTTTACCAGAGACACCATCGACGAGATGCGGGTGGTCACCCCCGCCGCGGAGTACCGGCTTAAAAAAACCCCGTCATTTAACGACCTTCCGTGGCAATCTAGGACGCCGAAGGCTATCGACGACGAATATCAGAAGATCATCGACGGCATTTTTGACGAAAACCCGGAAGCAACGATAAATTCCATGATCGAGGAGGCAAGCAGGCGCCTGGCCTTGCGCCTTGGCCTCGATTATCAAAAAATCCTTTTTTAGCCGCCGGGTGGCGGTGACTCGGCAGGGATAACAGAGGCAGAAGACCAAATGACAACCCCCCCCCATCCTGACGACGCCTACCGCGCCGACGCGGACGCCTGGTTCGCCCTGCTGGACGGCCTGACGCCTGGCGACGAGGAGCTATTCCTGGCCAGGCTGGCCCAGCGCACCGGCAAGGATGTGGCGGACGTGCGCGCGCAATGGCGCGGGATGGCACGGGATGGATCGGCAACCGGATCTATGCGCCGGGTGCAAGCCTTTTTCCGGCCCCGGACATCACCGCCCCCCGCTCCCGCCGCCTAGCCATGCCCACCCCCTCCTTCAGCATCACCATTGACGACGCCGCCGTGCAGGCCGCCCTGGCCCGCCTGGCATCCCGCCTGGGCAACCTGACGCCCATCATGCAGGACATCGGCCGCGCCCTCGGCAACCTCACCGAGGACGCCTTTCAGGCCGAAGGCCCCGGCTGGCCCCAGCTCTCGCCGGTCACCGTCGCCCGCCGCGGCAGCGCCCACCCCATCCTGCAAGACTCCGGCGGCCTGGCCGCCAGCGTCACCCATGGCGGCGACGCCACCAGTGCCTGGGTCGGCGCCAGCAAAATCTATGCGGCCGTGCAGCAATTCGGCCAGCCCAAGGGCGCCAGCGGTCGCACCCGCCACGGCGCCCCCATCCCCTGGGGCGACATCCCGGCCCGCCCCTATCTGCCCATCACTGACGACGGCACCCTCTTCCCCCGCGCCCGCGAGGAGGTGCTGGACATCCTCGCCGACGCCCTGCGCGCCCTGACGGGGCCGAGGCTGTAGGAAGCCCTACACGGCGCTGGCGGCCCGACCCGCTACCTAGGTATAGCCCGGGGCCTGTCGCGCGTTTTTAAAGTAGACACAACCGATTTTAAAACGGGTGGCGACCCTGTCCGTGGGTGGATGGCGCCGCGCCCGGCCCCTTCGCGCCCGCGGCGGTCACCATCACGGTGGACTCACCATAATGGTTAGCCCCACCCGCGACCGCCCCAAATACATAACCCCCGTTAGCGGATTCCCCCGCGCGCGCGCGCCATGCTGGCGGCATGTGGATCCCCGCCCCCCCGCTTGACCCGCCCGCCCTGGCCAGTTTGCACCTGGCCCGGCCCGGCCACTTCACCGACATGCACGGCACCGCCGTCGATCTGTCGCCCGCCCTGCTCAGCGCCCTGGCCGCCTCCTATGATCCGGCCATCTACGCCGCGCCCCTGGTCATCGGCCACCCCACCACCAACGCCCCGGCCTTTGGCCACCTGGCTAAGATCCGCCTGGACGACGCCGGCCTGTGGGGCGAGCCCATCAATGTGGACCCCGCCTTCGCCGCGGCGGTGCGCGATGCCCGCTATCCCAACCGCTCCCTGAGCTTCTGGCCGGCCGACCACCCCGGCAACCCCCGCCCGGGCCAGCCCTACATCCGCCATCTTGGCGTGCTGGGCGCCGTGCCCCCGGCCATTCCCGGCCTGCGCGGCGCCGACCTGGCCGATGGCGACGCCGGTCTGACCGTGCTGCATTTCGCCGCCCCTGTCCCGGCGGTGGCGCCCCCCGCGCCCGCCGCCGTCTCTTCCCCCACCGAGGACTGCTCCATGCTCGATCCCGATCCGGTCGCCCTGGCGGCCCAAGTTGCCGACCTGGCCGCCCAGGCCCAGGCCCTGACCGCCCGCGAGACCGCCCTGGCGGAACGCGAAGCCGCCGCCGCCGCCCAGGCGGAGGCCATCCGCCGCACCCAGGCCGTCGCCTTCTGTGACGACCTGGCCAGCGCTGCCCGCATCCGCCCCGCCGACGTGCCCGCCCTGGCGGAACTGGTGCTGCGCCTGGATGCCGACGCCCCGGCGCCCTGCTTCGCCGCGCCAGACAGCCCGGATGCCCCCCTCGCCCCCGGCGCCTGGCTGCGCGGCTGGCTCGCCCAGTTGCCGCCCCTGGTGGAGCTGAGCGAGATCGCCACCGGCCGCCGCGCTGGCACCGCCCCCGGCGGCCTCAGCGACGCCGAAGCCGCCCGCCGCGCCCGCGCCTTCAAGGCCAAACAAGCCGCCGCGGGGCAGCCCATTTCCTTCACCGAGGCCTGCGCCGCGGTGGAACGTAACCTCGACCAGGATCCGGAGTAACCCATGAGCTGGCGCAACCCTCTCCTCGACAAGACCTATACCGCGGGCGGGACCATCAATCCCTACCGCTTCGTCAAATTCGGCGGCTCTGATACCGCCCTGCTGCAAGCCGCCGCCGCCACCGACGCCCTCATCGGCGTTTCCGGCCAGGTCGGCGCCGCCTCCGGCGAGGTGCTCGATGTCACCCTGGTCGGCATCGCCGAGGTCACCGCCGGTGACGCCATCACCCGCGGCAACCAGGTCACCAGCGACGCCAACGGCAAGGCCGTCGTCGCCGCCACCGGCAACGTCGTCGCCGGCAAGGCCCTGATGTCCGCCAGCGCCGGCGACATCATCCCGGTGCTGCTGCACGCCGCTGGCGACTCCGACGCCCGCCCCCTCTACTTCGCCGATGTCACCGTCAGCTCGGCCGAATTGCTGGCCCTCAACGCCGCGCCCAAGCAGTTGGTCGCCGCCCCGGGGCTGGGCAACATCCTGGTGCTGGAGTTCGCCCAGTTGTGGCTGGACTACACCGCCCCGGCCTATGACGGCATCGCCGCCGGCGAAGACCTGTCCATCAAGTACACCAACGGCTCCGGCGCCGCGGTGGCGGAGATCGAGACCACCGGCTTCCTCGACGGCACCGCCGACGAGACGCGCTACGTCAAGGCCGCCAGCGCCGCCGCCGTCCAACCCGTCGCCAACGCCGCCCTGGTGCTGCACCTGCTGAGCGCCGAGATCGCCACCGGCGCCAGCGTCCTCAAAGTGCGCACCTTCTACCGCGTCCTCCCCGAGACGTGGACCTAATCGGCTAGCCAGGAGAAAACCCCATGCCTACTTCCGTCGCTGCCAACGGCCAGCCGTTCGTCATCGTCCCCGCCCTCACCCGCATCGCCATGGCGGTGGCCAACGAGGATTACATCGCCGACCGCGTCTGCCCGCGCGTCACCGTGCCGGGCGAGCTGTTCCAATACACCAAGGTCACCACCAAGGACCGCTTCCAGCACCCGGATGACCTCATCAACCGCACCGGCAAGCTCAACGAGCTGGAGTTCGCCCAGTCCGACGAGACCGACCGCACCCTCGACCGCGGCCTGGCCGCGCCGGTGCCCCTGGTCGACATCGACCGCGCCGCCCAGGCCAATTACGCCGACCCGCGCGGCAACGCCGTCGAAAACCTGACCCAGATCATGCTCCTCAACCGCGAGGTGCGGGTGGCGGACATCATCTTCGGCGCCGGCAACTACGACAGCACCCTCAAGCTGACCCTGGATGGCAACGCCGGTAAGTACCACTTCAACGATGCCACCAACGGCGACCCCATCGGCTACATGGAAACGGCCGCCAACGCCATGATGATCCGCCCCAACACCCTGACGGTGGGGCCGGACGTGTGGCTCAGCATCCGCAAGCACCCCAAGGTCATCAGCCGCCTCTACGGCAGCTCCTCGACCCGCGGCACCGCCCTGGCCACCGACATCGCCGCCGAACTCGGCCTGGATCAGGTCCTGGTCGGCAACGCCTGGCGGGATTCCGCCAAGAAGGGTCAGGCCGGCACCTACGCCCGCGTGTGGGGCAACTTCGCCGCCCTCACCCGGGTGCAGACCGGCCTGGCCTCCAGCCAGACCGTCATGCCCACCTTCGCCTTTACCGCTCAGTACGAAGGCCGCATCGCCGGCACCTACTTCGACCCCAGCCGCGGCAAGAAGGGCGTGGACATGCTCAAGGTCACGGAGTCGGTCAAGGAGTTGGTGAGCTGGTCCTCCGCCGGCTACCTGTTCAGCGCCTGCAACAGCTAAGCCATGAGCTACACCGCCGACGCCGACCTGGTCGGGATCATGCCGGAACGGACGCTGGTGGCCCTGTCCGCCGACGACCCCATGGCCGGCATCCCCGACTGGGCCGTCGTCGCGGAGGCTCGCGCCTATGCCGACGCCCAGGTCGACGCCCGCCTGCGCCAGCGCTATAGCCTGCCGCTGGCCAGCGTCCCCCGCGAGCTGCGTGACTGGGCCCTGGCCCTGGCGCGCCGCTGGCTTTACGAACGCCGGCTGGATGGCACGGAGCTACCCGCCGGCGTCCTCACCGCCGCCCAGGAGGCCCTCAAAGCCCTCGACGCCGTGCGCGACGGCAAACTTAGCCTGGCCGTCGGCGACGGCGACCAAAGCCCCGCCCCGGAAACCGGCCGCGTGCGCGTCGTCGGCCCCGAGCGCCGCTTTAACACCGATTTAATGAGTCGTTACTGAGCTGACCGCCGGCCCGGCCGCCGCTCTGGAGACCCGCCATGGCCCCCATGCTGCCAGACAGCCGCCAGCCCGCCCGCCCCGATTACGGCTTGATCGTCTTTGCCCTGGCCACCGTCGGCGCCATCGTTTGCGTCGTGCTGGCCCTGTTGGGGGTGGGGCAGTGAATCGCCGCGGCATCCTCGCCAGTTGCGCCGGCCGCACCTGTACGGGCGGGCTTCAAACCCGCCCCTACAAGCGCCGCCAGCCCGGCTGGCCTGTGCTGGAAGTCCTGGCCATCGCCGCCGCCGCCCTGCTAGCCATGACCCTGGCCGTGGATCTGGGCGCCGCCCTGGCCGCCTGTTCACCCTTTTAATGCCGAGTAACGTCATGCCGACCACCACCCGCAGCCAGGCCCCAGCGCCACCTATCACGCCCCCGGCGCCAGAGGCCAGGCCATGATCCTGCCATGGGCGCAGTCCACATCGGCGCCGCGCCTGGACGCCAAGCGCGGCGACACCCTGGCGCTGGACTGCGCGGTAGATGCCGACCTGACCGGCTGGGCGGTGCGGGCACAGATCCGCGCGGGCAACGACGCCCTGCTGGCCGAATGCGTGGTCACCGGCCCGGTGTATGACCTGGAGGACGCCGTGACACGTTACGTTCTCACCGTGGACGCGGCGGTGACGGCCGCCTGGCCGGCAGGCACCGCCGGTATGGATATTGAGTACACCGACCCGTTTGGCGTGGTGCAGTCGACCGAGACGGTCCTCCTGGTTGTGCGGGGGGACGTGACGCGATGATCACGGTCGTCACCCAACGTAATGGCGCGGCCACCACCGTATCGGTCCCGACGCTCAGCAGCCCCGACACCGCCCTTACAATCGCCAACCGCATCCAAACCGGCCTGGATGCGGTCGCTACCGCCGCCGACCGCGTGCAAACCGGCCTCGATGCGGTTGCTACCGCTGCCGACCGCGTGCAAACCGGCCTCGATGCGGTTGCTACCGCTGCCGACCGCGTGCAGACCAGCCTCGATGCGATTGCTACCGCTGCTGACCGTCTTCAGACCGGCCTGGATGCAGTCGCTACCGCCGCCGACCGCGTGCAAACCGGACTGGATGCGGTTGCTACCGCTGCCGACCGTGTGCAAACGGGCCTCGATGCCGAGGCGACTGCCGCCGACCGGCTCCAGACCGGCTTCGATGCGATTGCTACTGCCGCCGACCGTCTCCAGACCGGCCTCGATGCCGCGGCGACCGCGGGCGACCGTATTCAGACTAGCCTCGATGCCGAGGCGACTGCCGCCGACCGGCTCCAGACCGGCTTCGATGCGATTGCTACTGCCGCCGACCGTCTCCAGACCGGCCTCGATGCCGCGGCGACCGCGGGCGACCGTATTCAGACTAGCCTCGATGCCGAGGCCACTGCCGCCGACCGCGTGCAAACTGGTCTTGATGCACAGTCCACCACCCTCTCCGCCAGTAACGCCGAGCAGTCTTATCAGTCCGTGCTGGCCTTGGGCGAATTCAACTTTGACGGGGGCCTGGCCGACAGCCAGTACGGCGGCTCCATCTCCTGGAATGCCGGAGGAGCTGCATAAATGCCACTCAAGATTCAACTGCGCCATGACACCGCCGCTAACTGGGCGGCTGCCGATCCCGTGCTGATGGAAGGTGAGATGGGGGTAGTGACCGGCGTGGCCGGGGTAGACCCCGACGTGGGGCGGATGAAGGCCGGCAACGGCAGCCAAGTCTGGACGGACCTGCCCTGGGCCATGAGTGGCCCTACCGGGCCGCTGGGGCCGCCTAACCTGAGCCTGAATGGCCCCCCCGTGCTCAGAATCGCCGCGGGCGTAGAGCTGACCATCGAGTTGCTGACCAAGGACGCCTATACCACCTATGGGGTGAGCGCCCTCACCGGCACGGCTACCCTCAACGGCCTGGTTATCACCTATGTCGGCGCCGTGATCGGCCTGGACACCTTGACCATCACCGCCGGCGACGCCACGCGCGAGCTGACCATCGAGGTGCTCGCCAACACCTTGGGCGTGGCGCCGGCCGCGCCGCCCGCCATTGGCAGCCCCCTGGACGGCGGGTATTACACCGGCGCTATTTACGATACCGCCACCACCGCCACCGGCAGTTATGTCGTCGGGGCACTGGGTGCCGTGACGCTGACCATCCCCCCGGCCGACCTGGGGCTGTTCTACGTCGGCCAGGCCGTGCGCCTGGCATCCACGAATTCCACCCAGGGCGTGGTGACCGCTACCGTGCTCGCGGGCACGGGTGACCAGCTCACCCTGGACGTGACCGCCACGCTGGCCGGCAACGTCGGCACTACCTACACCGATTGGGTCATCGCGGTGCCGTGGAAAATCATCCTCGCCCCCAAGGCCAGTGGCGAGAACGCCAGCGTAGCTTACAAGACCGCTAACACAGCTGACCCGGCCGCCTGCCGGACCTTGACCAACGGGCGCGCCGCCACCGCCGCCATGCAGGCCGAGAACACCAACCCGCTGGTGCCGCTTTACCCGCTGGCCCAGTGGATCACCGCCATCAACACGGCGGGTGGGATCGGCGGTTTCACTGACTGGTATATTCCGGCCAGAGACGAGTTAGAACTGGTGTGGCGCCATCTGAAGCCGGTCACTGATAACAATTACGTCGTAGTGAACCGCCCCAGCGCCAGCTATACGCGCGACGCCAACCTCGCCGACCTGACCGCCGAGCACGGCGCCAACCGGCACAGCGACCCGGCGGGCGCCGCTTACACGACCAGCAACCCGGCGCAGACGGCGGTGGCCCTGTTCCAGACCGGCGCCGCCGAGGCACTGACGTTCAGCAGCAGCGCGCGCTACTGGCCAAGCTCCGAGTTCTCGGCCACTTATGGGTGGACTCAGGTCTACAACACGTCCTACCCCGGCAACCAGGCCACCTACTATAAGACGAGCAACTACCGGGCGCGGGCGGCCAGGCGATCAATCCTTTAATCCTTCAATCCTTTACATAACGCCATGGCGCAATACCAACACCTGCCGATATACAAAGCGACGTATGACCTGCTGCTGCGAGTCACCGAGGTAACGCGCCACTTCCCGCGCGACTTCAAAACCTTCGCGACCCGCGTCCGGGAAGATGTGGTGGAGGTTGTGCTCTTGATCTATCACGCCAACAGCCGTCGCGCCGAGCGCGCTACGTTGCTCGGGGTGATTGTGGAGCGCATGCAGGCCGTCGAACTGGCGTTGCGGTTGGCAAAGGACCTGCGCCTGATGAGCGTGCGCCAGTTTTCCTCGGTCGTGATCTTGACTGATAGTGTCATCCGCCAGGCGAGCGGCTGGCAAAAAAGCGCGGTGTCGGCAGAATGATGGAGGCAACCGTGTCCATCAGCGACCGACTGATCGGGGCGACACCCGTCACCGCCGGTGACGAGAGGGCTTGCGGGATGCAGGCCAGTTGCGCCGCGCCCGCCATCAAGGCGCGTGCGGTGCGATCTGTGAGTGTGTCGCCAAGCTCCGAGTTCTCGGCCACTAATGGGTGGAATCAGAACTACAACACGTCCAACCCCGGCAACCAGAACACCAACAATAAGACGAACAACAACCGGGCGCGGGCGGCCAGGCGACCAGTAGCACCGCCATGTAACATCACGATCGAGGAGCTTTTTCAGGCCTATTACGATTGCCGCCAGCGCAAGCGCAATACCCGCAACGCCATGGCGTTCGAGCAGCAGCTTGAGCGCAACCTGATGGCGCTTTATCACGACCTGCACCGCCTGGAGTATGCCCCCGGCCGATCCATGTGCTTTGTCGTCACGCACCCCAAGCCGCGCGAGATCTGGGCGGCCGAGTTTCGTGATCGCATCCTCCATCACCTTCTCCACAACCGCATTTCACCGGCGTTTTATCGGGCCTTCAGCGTTGATTCATGCGCCTGCATCCCCGGCCGCGGCACGCTCTACGCCGTTGATCGGCTGACCCGCCACCTGCGCTCGGCCACCCAGGACTGGAGTGAGCCGCGCTATACCTTGCAGATGGATGTTGCCAACTTCTTTGTCAGTATCGACAAGCAGGTGCTCGATCGCCTGCTGGCGCGCCGCATTCAGGATGCCTACACCCTGCACCTCACCCGCCTGCTGCTCCACCATGATCCGACCACGGATGTGCAGGTCCGCAGCTCGGCGCGGCTCATGCAAGCCATCCCGCCACATAAAAGCCTGTTCAGCAGCGGCGGCCGCGGCCTGCCGATCGGCAACCTGACCAGCCAGTTTTTTGCCAACGTCTATCTCGACCCGCTCGACCAGTTCGTTAAGCGCGAGCTGCGCCAGCGCCACTATGTGCGCTATGTCGATGACCTGGTGATCGTCGGCCATCGCGACCAAGGCCCGCGCGAGCTGCACGCGCTCAGCCAACAACTGGGCGACTTCGCGCGCGACGTGCTGCGCGTGCAGTTTCATCCGCGCAAGACCCATGTGCAGCGCGCAGACCAGGGCGTGGCGTTCGTGGGGTCGGTCGTGCGGCCCTACGCGCGCTATCTGCGCCGCCGCACCCTGGCCACCGCCAAGCGCCGCCTGCGCGAGGCGCTCGCCAACCCAGCCCAAAGCATCAACAGCTACTTCGGCCTGCTCCGCCACGTCAACGGCTGGCGTCAGCGGGTCGATCTGGCCCGCCACGTCCAGCAGCGCGGCCTGCGCGTAAACCACGCCCTCACCAAAGCGATCATGCCATGACCTATCTGCGTTACACCTACGTCGATGCCCAGACCGGCGTGCCCTGCACCCAGGCCCCCATGCGCCACGGCCCGATGTTCCCGGCCATTCCCGGCCTTCTCTTTGGTTTTGCCCTGGAGAGCCAGTACCCGACGGCCACCCCGACCTTCTACGGCACCGCCCCGGACGGCACACACCTGGCCGTGCCCGGCGTACTGGACGTGCTGACAGCAGGCGAGTACCACGCCGCCGAGCAGGCGGAACTGGCCCTGCGCCGCACCGCCGCCCAGGCCGAGCGCCAGGCCGCGCGCCTGGCCGCCGAGACCGGCGGCTACCGTTACGCCGGCCACCCGGTGGATGCCGACCGGGACTCCATCCTGCGCATCTCCAACGCCAGCATCACCGCGTTGACCAGCCTGGCCCTGGGCCTGCCCTTCGCCACCGCCTGGACCTGCGCCGACGACGCCCAGATCCCCCTGGACGCCAGCGGCGTCTTGGCGTTACAGGCCGCCCTGAGCACCCATGGCCAAGCCTGCCACGACCGCAGCACCGCCCTCAAGGCGATGATCGACGGGGCTACTGACCTGGCCGCCCTCGCTGCCGTGGCGGCCGAGATCGGCAGCGGCTGGCCGTCGGTGGATGCGCCCTAATGCTCGCCACCCAAACCTTCATCGACCAGGCCCTGGCGCAGATCCGCGCCGGCCTGCCGGAGCTGGAGGTCGACCTGTTCCCGGCCGCCCCGACCAGCTATCGCCTGGTGCACCCCCTCGGCGCCGTCCTGCTGGCCTACCCCGGCTCCACCTTTGGCGAGCCCCAGCTCATCGGGCGGGTGGAGCAGGAGCGCATTCTGCGCCTGGGCACCACCTTATGCCTGCGCCACCTGTGGGGCGAGCATGGCGCCGCCGCCCTGCTCGACCGCCTGCGCGACAGCCTCATCGGCTGGCGCCCGGCCGGCTCAGAGCCCGTCTACGCCGTCAGCGAGCGCCTGCTCCAGCAGGATGGCGGCGTCTGGTGGTATGGCGCCGACTTCGCCTTCAAATCCCGTTTTGCCCTATCCATCCGGAGCTGACATGTCCCCCAAAGCCACCCCAACCGTCGCCCCCACCGTGCGCATCATCAACCCCAACCGCCTTTATATGGCCTTTGGGCCCTATTTAACCGGCCAGGAATACGAGGTCACGCGCGAGGTGGCGGCCCGCCTGGCCCCGCGCGGCTTTGTCATCGTCCCCGCCGCCACCACCCCCCCAGCCAACGCCCCCGTCGAGGATTAACCCATGGCCGTTTTAGGTTCCGCCGTCAAAGTCGCCGTCTATGACGAGGTGACTTACAAATCCACCACCAGCGTCACCAAGGGGATGCTGGCCTATTTCACCGAATGCTCCCTGGTCGCCAGCCAGAATTTGGTGCAGCCCAACACCATCTCCGCCGACCGTTCGCGCACTATCCCCGGCGCCGGCAACGTGGATGTCAGCGGCAACCTCAACGTCGAGCTGGCGCCCGAGCACGTCGGCTTTTACCTGCGTCACTGCCTCGGCGCGCCGGTCACCACCGGCGCGGTGGCCCCTTTCACCCACACCTTCCGCCCCAAGGCCCTGCCCGTCGGCCTGCTGGTTGAAAAGGATTGGGCCAGCGCCGGCATCACAAGCAAAGTCGAGCAGTTTCAGGGGTGCCGCGTTGGCTCCGCCACCATCGATATTCCCCAGGAGGGCGCCGCCACCCTGCAAATGCAGATCAATGGCGCCAAATACACCATCGCCGCCGCGCCGCTGGATGGCACCCTGGGCGACACTGGTCACAACGGCTGGTTTGCTCCCGATGCCGCCGTCAGCATCGGCGGCTCGCCCTCGACCAAGGTCAAAAGCGCCCAGATCACCATCAACAACAACCTCGACGCCGGCCGCTACACCCTCGGCACCAACGGCGAGCGCTACGACCTGCCGGAAGGCTTCGCCGATATTTCTGGCTCCATTACCGTGCTGGTCGACACCGATCTGTTTTCCGCCTTCATCGACAAGGCCGCTGCCCGCACCGACACCGCCCTCGCCATCTCCCTGACCCATGGCGCCGGCACGGGCGCCACCGCCGGCAACGAAAAGGTAACCCTCACCCTGGATCACGCCCTTATCGAGCTGGCCACTCCGGCCATCAACAGCCCCAATGGCACGGAGGTGTCGTTCACCTTCCAGAGCTACAAATCCGGCGCCACCGACAAGGGCTTGGTGGCGGTGCTGCTGTCGCCGTTGGCGGATACCCTGATCGCCTAACCCGGCGCTGGTCAGTCGCCGGTAGCCAGGCCCCGGGCGCTCCACCCGGGCTCTGGCGCCCTTACTGACCGCCTGTTTCACTGACCAACCCCGAGAACTGACCATGGCTGATAGCACCCTCTTTGAAAACATACAGCGGCCCATCCTGACCATCCTGGGCCTGGAAAATTACCCCGTCTGCGCGCTAACGCTGTCCATGACGCCCAGGGATGTCAAGGCCGACGTGTCCATCCAATTCGTCGCCTGGCCCGGTGGCAAGTTAACCGCGCGCAACCCTCTCATCACCAACCCTGCGGAGTAACGCCATGTTCAAACTTCAAACCTCCCGCGAAACCTGGCTCCAAATCAAGATCCCCGACCCGGACGGCGAAGTCCGCCTCAAGCTCAAGGTCAAGCTGGTCGGCCACAAGGAAAACGCCGCCAAAAAGCACGAGGCGGTGGCCGAACAAGTGGCGCGGCTGGAGAGCGAGGCCGCGTCCGGCGCCATCGACTCCGCCCACGCCATGCTGGCCCGCTTCGTCGCCATCGAGGAGGCCATCAGCCCCGACGCCATTGAGCGCGACATTGACGAGCTCGTGGCGCGCGTCGTGGACTGGCAAGAAGTTGGCGACGAAGACGGCACCCCCCTGGCCTACAGCGCCGACCGCCTCCGGGCCGTGCTCGACATGGGCACCTGGGTGGTGAAAGCCGTGCGCCAAGCTATCCGCGACCTGGACGATGACGGCCGCCGAAAAAACTGATCGCCTGGCTGCGCTGGCGGCAGGACGCCCCCAGCGCGGACGGCCAGGCGGCCACCCTCAGCACCTGTCGCGTGTGCATGGAAGCCCGCGACGAAAAAACGTGGTGCGATCAATGCCAGGCCCCCGAACTATGGACAGAGAACGTGGCCAGCGTCGAAATGTACCGCGGCGTTGAAACTCAATGGCGCTACGCCGGCATGGACGGCGCCAGGACCGGCCTGGACAATGCCGGCGTGCGAGCCACCATGATCCTGCGCGGCGTTCCCAAGCGCGCCCGCCCCGCCCTGTTCGCCGACATCCAAACGCTCGAAGAGGCGCAACTGCGCATCGATTACGAGCGCCGCCAGCGCGAACAGGCCAAAAAGCCCGCCCGTAAGTAGGAGAGCGCCATGGCCACCCCGATGACCCTTTCAATCCGCATCAACGCCGACGGCACCGCCGCCATATCCGGGCTGCGGCAAGTTGACGGGGCCGTCAATCGCACCGGGCAAAATGCAAGGCAGACTACAGGGCAGATAAATGCCGCCGGCGATGGCTTCAAGCGGCTGGCGGGGCTGGCCGCCATGGCCGCTACCGCCCTGGCGGGCGTCGGGCTGGGCCGTGATTTCCTCGGCAGCGTCCAGGCTACTACCAGCCTGGCCAAAGGCTTTGAGGCGATCACCGGTTCCGCCAGCGCCGCCGCGGCAGAGCTGGCCTATGTGCGCACCGCTGCTTCTGATTTGGGCCTGTCAGCCAATGCCGCTGGCGCCTCCTTTTTGTCTCTGTCCGCCTCCGCCAAGGGCAGCGCCCTGGAAGGCCAAGCCACCCGCGCCGCCTTTGAAAGCATCACCCGCACCATGGGCCTCCTCGGCAAATCTACCGCCGATACCGAGGGCGCCCTGTATGGCCTGAGCCAGATGCTGGCCACCGAAAGCGTGATGCTCGAAGACTTCAACATCATTTCCGAGCGCATCCCTGGCACGCAAAAGCGTGTAGCGGACGGGCTGGGTATTACCGTCGCCGCCATGCGCGGCATGATCACCGATGGCACCCTGCTGACCAAGGATGTTATCCCCATCATGACGGCGCAGATGGACCTGCTGGCGGCCACCGGCGCGCCTATCAAAACGCTGGGCGCCGAATGGAACAGGATGCGCACCGCCGTGGAGGACGCCTACAAAACCGTCAACGACAGCGTGGGCATTACCGAGGCATTGGCTGGCGCCGTGGTAGCCGTCACTGGCACTATCGTCACCTTCAACGCCGCCTTGGCCAGTGGCGATTTGGATGGCTGGCTGATGGCCCTTAATGGCGCCATCGGCGCCGCCACCGGCGTGGCCGCCCTGGCGGTTGCCATCAAAGCCGCCACCGGCGCGCAAGCCATCTTTAACGCCTTGGTCGCCGCCAACCCCTATGTCGCCGCCGCCGTGGCCATTGCCGCCCTGTCCGGCGCCATCTACGCCCTGCGTGATGAGACCATTACCCTGGGCGATGAAACAACCACGGTCGGCGCCACCATCCGCGCCGCCTGGGAGATTACAACCGAACTGACCCAAAGCCTATGGCAGTCCTTTACCGGCTGGTTTGCCGAGGCAACAGCGGGCATGGGGATCGACTTTCAAGGCGCCACATCCTCTATCGAGACAGCCTGGACAGGCGGCATGGACTGGCTCATTGACAAGGCCACCGCCACCGTCAACGGGCTTATCAGCCTGTTCAAAGCCGCTGGCACCACCATCGGCGCTATCATTGCCGAGATTGCCATTGCCTGGGAGACCCGCACCGCGCCCAGCTTTGGTCGTCTGGTCGGTTACCTGCAAGAAAACATCAAATACGAGGACCACCTAGCCAACGCCGGCATCGTGCTCACCCAGACCACCCAGGGCCTGAATGAGGAACTGCAAAAAAAGGCCGGTCAAATTACCTGGCTGGCGCAGCAAGAGGCCGATTATGCGGAGCTGGAGCGCGATCTAGCCGCCGATCAAAGCCGCGCCGCCGCCCAGGAAAAGGCCATGCTGGCCCTGACCAAGGCGCAAACGGAAGCCAAGGTTGGCCTGACGAAAGCCACCGAGGGCAAGGCGAAGGCCCGCACGGGCGCCTCCGCTGCTACCAAGGCAGCCACCGCCGCCGAACGCGAACACAAGCAGGCGTTGGACGACACCAATCGCTCCGTGCAGGCCCTCATTGATCGCTACCTACCCGCGCGCAAAGCCGCGGAAGACTATGCCGCCGCCGAAAAGGCCGTCGCCGCCGCCCTGGCTGGCGGTCCTGGCTCCGTCGCCCTGTCGGCGGAGGAAGCCGGGACCATCATGGCCGGCCTGGCCAAGGATCAGGCCGAAGCCGCCAACAAGGCTAAGACCGAAAGCAGCGCCTTCGCCAAAGCCTGGGAGCGGGCCGTCGAGCGTATCGACGACATGTTCGCCAGCATGTGGACGGATCTGATCAAAGGCACCGGCAACACCTTCGACAACATCAAGGACATGCTGCTGTCATGGCTGGCCGAAATGGCTCACGCCTTGCTCACGCGCCCGCTGGTCGTCTCCATTACCACCGCCATGACACCTGGGGCAGCCAGCGCCGCGGGCGGCACCACGGGCGGCATGGGCGGGTTGGGCGGCATTGGCTCCTGGCTGGGCGGCAATAGCCTGGGTACTAGCATCGGCAGCGGCCTGGCCAATGTCGCCGGCCGCACCGTTGGCGCTATGCCCGGCTGGTTCGGTTCGGGCGTGGCCAATTTGGCTATGACGCCAAACTGGGCCCTGGGCGGCGGGGCCTTGCTGGGCAGTCTCGCCGGGAGCTGGTTGTTCGACAACAAGGGCTATGCCAGCCTCGGCTCCAGCATTGGCAGCACTGCAGGAGCCGTCATTGGCGGCATGATTGCCGGGCCTTTAGGCGCCATCGCGGGCGGCCTCCTCGGCGGCATCGGTGGCGGCGGCCTCGGTTCCCTGTTCGGCAATGACGAACCGCGGTATGGCCGCCTGATGGCCTCCACCGGCGGGCGCTATAAAGACCTGGAAGATGGCAAGGATGGGGCCTATGCCAAGGGATCGTTTGGCCTGAATTTCGGTTTGTCCGATCAAGGCTCAAAAAACATCGACGCCATGGAATACATGGAAGTCTATGAAGGCCTGGCCAAGGTCTCCGATGCGCTCGCCGCCTTTTATGGCCCAGAGCTGGCCGCCAAGGTCGAGGCGGAATTGGCAAAGTGGCCGCACATCTGGGGCACCAAGTTTGAGAAGGGCACCGCCGCGGCCCTCAAAGCGATTGTGGACGCTATCTCGGATGTGGCCGCAAATACCGGCGATGATATTGGGGTCATCTTCAATCGCGTCCTGGGCGAGCTGACCGGCTCCGCTGAAGAAATGGCCGCCCAAATTGAAGCGGCCATGCAAACTACGGCGCTGCTGTTCGAGTCGGCCAAAATGATGAAGGATGCCGATCTTGGCGCTGTGCTGGGCCTAAGTGCCGATACCGGCGATGCCGCGTTGCAGTTGCTTGATTATGCCAAGAGCATCGCTATTGCCGGAGAAGCTACTGCCGTCAGCGTGCAGCGCTTGCTGGTCAACCTGACCGGCCTGGAGCAGGCGGCCCTGCTGACGGGCGGTGAACTGGCGGTGACCGGCCAAGCCTTCGTGGATTTGTCACGGGAACTGGCCGCCGCCGCTGAAGCAGCGGGCGGCAGCATGCAAGCCCTGATCGGCCAGCAAACAGCCTATTATCAGCATTTTTTCACCGAGGAAGAACGCGCCGCCATTACCCGCGACCAGTCCTTGGCTGCCATCGCCCAATGGAATGAGGCCCAAGGCTTAAGCGGCGAGGCATTGATCAGCTCTTCAGCGGGCCTGCGCGCCTACGTCGAAAGCCTGGACCTGACCACGGACGCCGGGCGCGCGGCCTATGTCGCGGCCATGGCCATCAGTGGCACATTTATCACGCTCGATCAAAGCCTGGCCGCCCTGGGGGATACCGTGGGCGACATCACCCCGCAGATTGAGGATTTAACGGATCGCATTGCGGATTTGACGCGGGATCTGCAAGCGCAAATTGAAGATGCGCGCGATCCAGCAGGCGCATTGGGCCGTGCCCGCGAGCGCGAGCTGGCGGAAGCCATTAAAGGCCAGACAGGTGAGACCGCCGACGAGCTGCGCCTCCTCTATGAGACTTTGTGGGATCTGGAAGACGCCGCCACCGCCGCCGCCAAGGCCGCCGCGGCCCTGGCTGATCGCGAGGCTCTGTTGATCCGCCTAGCCGAAGCCTCAGGTAATAGCGCCGAAGCCACCCGGATCAAGCGCGAGATTGAACTGCGCGAGGCGCTGGACGACACCAACCGCGCCATCCTGCGGCAAATTTACCTGTTGGAAGATACCCGCGCGGCCATGGAGGAGGCTATCGCCCGCGAATACGATGCCCGTATCGCCTCGATTGACGCCCAGGAGGAGGCCGCCCGTGCCGCCCATGATGCCAGCATGGCCCGCCTTGGCCAGCAGCGTGACGCCGCCCAGGAGGCGTTGAGTCTGGCCGAGGGCCTGCTGTCCACTATCCAGTCGGCCCTGAATGGGATGCGTGGTCAGCAGGAGTTTGACGAGGTAACCCATGCCCGCGCCGCGAAGCAGCTTGCCGCCTGGGCCAAAGCCAACACTCTGCCCGATGCGGACAAGCTAAGCCGCGTCCTGGACGTGCTGGGCAAAAGCAGCCAAGACGATTTCGCCACCGAGGCCGCCTGGAAGGTGTCGCAGCAGGCCACCCTGTCTGGCCTGCTGGCGCTGGAAGATGTAGCCAATGCGGAAGTCAACTGGGCCGAGCGGCAAGTCCTGGCGATTGAAGCGCAGACGGAAAGCCTGAGCAGATTTAATGAATTGACCAACGCCAACCTGCAAGCCATGCGCGAGCAGGCCGATGCCTGGCGCGATGACCAGTTGGCGGCCATGGACGCGCAGCTCAGGGCGATGGCGGCGATTGCCGGCGTGCCAGGCACGCCGCCTATCCCTGGCACGCCGCCTATCCCTGGCACGCCGCCTATTCCCGGCTCCATAAACACCTACGCGCAAGCCAGCGCCGCGCAAACGGCCGAAATCAAGGAACTCAAGGCGGAGCTGGTGTTGCTCCGCAAGGACATGGCCGCCGCTCAAACCGCTACCGTTATTCCACTCAAGTCGCTGGATGACCGGACCAAGAAATGGGATTTGGACGGCATGCCAGCCCCGCGCGATGACGGCACCGCTTCCACCGTTGTGCTGATAAAGGCCGCCTGATGATTGTTATCCCCCCGCTCAACACGGATCTGGCTTACACCGGCACCAGCCCGGTTTACGTTTTGGCGGCATGGGCCGATGCGACCTATTACGCCAAAAATACCACCCGCCGCTACGAGGTTTCCTCGGTCTGGTACGACTACATCTGCCGGGTATCCCACACCTCCAATACCACCTGGAAGACGCCGACCTCTACCTATTACTGGACAAAAACAGGCATATCAGCCACGAGTGGAGGGTACACCTACACCACCAACGTCCGCCACTCCAATTCCGCCGCCTGGGTGTCGGGTGCGGCGGTGACCCAGTTCAGCGTGGTCTACGACGAGGCATCGCACCGGGACTATCAGGCCACCGTGGCTATCAGCACCGGCGACAACACCATCCGCCCGTCCGCTGCCGTGCTTAGCACCACGGAAGCCGTGGCCGCCCGCTGGGTGGATATGGGAGGGGGCAACGCCTTCGCGCCGTTTGATACGGAGATTAGCAGTAAGCTGCTTGGCTATGACAATGACGGAGACATCGTCAATCCCGCTTTTACTTTCACGGCTACCACCGGCCCCGCGGCGGCGGACCATCTGTTTTTTGCTGGGCTGGTAAATGTCAAAACGATCAGCGCGGCCATCAGCGTGAATGGGGTACTACAACAAACCGTGACAGCCGACCTCAGCGCAAACAGCAAATGGGACATCATGCAGAGCAGCGCCATTTTGCCATTTACCTCCGTGGTCGCCGGCAAAACCCTTAGCATCGCCGTCACCCTGACCCGCAACACCAGCACCATTGTTCCAGAGTGTGGCACCTGCGGCGTCGGCCTGGCCTATGAATTGGCACACACGGAATGGGGCGTCGAGACCTCCATCCTCATTTTTTCGCGGCAAGAGCGCAACGAAACCTATGGCACGGTGAAGTTCCTGAAGCGGGGCAGCGCCCGCACGGCCCGGGCCATTTGCTTTATCGACACCGCATCGATCTCTGGCGATCACGTCCAGATGTTGCTGCAACGCCTGTCAGGCCAGCCCTTAATGATGGATTTCAACAATACCGGGTCATCTTATGACCGCTTGCGCATCTTTGGCTTTTTTACCAACGTGCGCAGCGGCATACAGGCGTCTTCCTATGAATCCCTGGCTATGGATGTGGAGGGCCTGGTGGAATGACTATTCTCACCCTGAGTCTCAAACTGCCGAGTGAGTTCGTTAAGACCGCGACGGTTGGCACCTCATCTGACTGGCTGATCATCCAGAAAAGCGGCGAGACGGAAGTCTCCAAGATCGCCGCCACGGCCGCCGCCGTCGGCGCCATGGCTACCAGTCACGCCGCCAACAGTATCACGGCACTGGGCGGGACCGTCCAAGCCTTGGGAAGCGCGAGCGATGGCTTCGGCACCGTTGTGGCCCTGAGCAATCACGTTCACCCCATGCCAGACGCCGCAGATGTGGGCGCCTTGGATCTCACCGGGGGCACGCTATCTGGCTCGCTGAACATTTCTGCCAGTTCTGGCGGTCGGTCTGTCAATATCGGCACCAGCAGAACCTCAGACGGAACCAGTAAGGTAGGCTTTTATTCGCAGTCAGGCGCGGGGGAAAGCGCCTACATCTTGCGCGACTCTGGCGCAAACAGTGACATGAGCCTGAAAAATAATGGCACCAACGGCCAATTCATTTTTTTGATAACAACGCTCTATGTCAGAAACCAAAACAATAGTGCTTATGCCGCTTTGCAGGTCGGAGCAGTAACCTATGATACCGCGGCGGCACGTTCTGACCCGCGCCTAAAGCGCGGCATAACTGCCGTAACCGTGCCGCCAGCTACTGCCACCCGGCTGAAAGAGGCGGTGATCCGGTTCAATTTTAAGCATGAGGCGGAGGGCCATCCACCTCATCTGGGCTTCGATGCCGCTCAAATAAGAGACATTCTGCCCGAGATTGTAATCGCCCGCCCGCCCCACCCTAAACTCCCGGATGAGGCTGGCATGGCCGATGTGTTGTCCTTTGATATGACCGGCCTAGTGGCAAGCCTAGTCATGGACGTGGCCGGGCTTACCGCCCGCCTAGAAGCCGCCGAGGCGCAGCTTGAAAAGGCGTTGGCGCCTATCGGTTCCAGTCTGGCCAAAGGCTAATCGCTCGCCCGCGTGGCGGCTTTACGCTACCCGCCGCCGCGCCGCCTGTCCCCGGCTTAACCAGGTTACCGGGGCGACGGGCGGCCCCGTGTTGTCTCAAACCATTTTGCGTTTTGTCTCAAATCATTTTGCGCGCTACAGCCGCCATCGGCCCCTACCGAAC